TCCTCTTAGAGCGATAATTTTTACCATGGCACGAAAGAAAGTCATCGATCTCGATACTTACTCACAGCTCGATCAATACGCTATCTGTATGCATGAGTTCTACAAGAGTCTCAGGCGAGCAGGTTTCGCCGTTGATCTATGTCTGGCGATTATTACTGACCGAGATGCTTACCCAGACTGGCTTATGCCATCGATCCCCGACCGAGTGGATCGCCTACCTTACGAAGACGACGATGAGGATTAATGAAACGAACCGTAGTCATTCCAGACTTGCAATGTCCCTACGAAGATTCACATGTTGTACGCAATCTCAGTCTATTTATTAAGGCGTTTCGCCCCGATGCTGTCCTTACTATCGGAGATGAAATCGATCTCCCACAGATCAGCCGATGGACAGAAAATACCCCAGGGTGGTACGAGCAGACACTAGCTGAGGACAGAGATCGCACAGTCGATGTTCTATGGTCGCTCTTTGAGTATTCCAAGGAAGCCCACATGGTGCGTTCTAATCACACAGATCGATTGTATAAAGTCATCATGAAGAAGATCCCGGCATTCCTATCCTTGCCAGAATTGAAGTTCGAAAAGTTCTTGAAACTTGATGAAATGGGAGTCAAGTTCTGGACAACCCCAATGCCTATCGCTAAAGGCTGGATCGCCATTCATGGCGACTTGGGCAGCCTCAATCCAAACCCCGGACTTTCAGCTCTTAATCAAGCCAAGCGTCATGGCCAGAACGTCATCATGGGACACACTCATAGGGCTGGTAGAAGTGCCCATTCTGAGGCTTCTAACGGGGTTCTAAGGCGAGTTCTCCATGGAGTCGAAGTAGGACACGCAATGGACTTAAAAGCCGCCAAATACGTCTCAACGCCTAACTGGCAACAAGCCTTCGCTATCGTCACAGAGAATGGAAAGAACGTCCAAGTTGATCTTATCTACATCGAAAAGGATGGGACATTCCAAGTCCACGGGCGTCGCTATGGACGACCTAGATAACGACCTAGATCGGGACATCGATGACCACATGGATGACTCAGAATTGTTACCGTTTCGTTATCAAAATCTTATTGACCTAGCCTAGCGATCTGGCATTCTTATCTCGTCGGGCCAACCAACCGACAAGGGAGCAAAGATGTTTGATCCATCAATGGGCGATGCTTTAGTAATGATTTTACTAGCTGCGGTATATTTCCATCTTGGCCGAATCGCTGGCCATCGAGTAGGTTATCTCAAGGGGCGTAAAGCCGTCCGTGAGTACTACGAATCAAGAGACAAGGTGAGAGTGTGAACGCAGGTGATTTCCTTACAGCAGCAAAAGCAATCATTCAAGATCGTGGAATGGACTACGGTCACCCGTCAGACAATATGCAGCGAACAGCACGACTATGGAGTGCATTCCTCGAAATGCCTATTACTGACTATCAAGTGGCATCATGCATGGCACTGGTCAAACTTGCACGAAGTATGGAATCTGCAAAAGTCGATACATACATCGACGCTGCTGCCTATCTTGCAATAGCAGGACAAATACACACAGAGGAGAACGAGTTATATGTTTAATTTAGAAGATTATGAGACAGTCGAAGAACGCCTGATTAAGTTCTGGAAGGATCACGAAGATGGACAAATACACACGAAGCTCTTGGAACACACAACTGGCCGATTCATTGTTGAGGCATCGATTTACAGAACAGAAGCTGATCTTAGGCCATGGACAACAGGACTGGCTGAAGAGACTGTACAAGGTAGAGGCGTTAATGCTACTTCTGCGCTTGAAAACTGCGAGACGTCTGCTATTGGTCGTGCGCTGGCTAACGCTGGATATGCCACTAAAGGTAAACGAGCATCTAGAGAAGAGATGAGCAAGGTCGAATCAGCTTCTAAAGTAAAGGCTACGATCGATGAAACCAAGGCCAAGATGGCAGATACATCTGGCACTTACATTCCAGTAGTGAAAGAGGAAGATCCATGGACTATCAGCACAGCGACTATGCCGCCCACAATGGGGGAAGCCGTTGCGACGGTGAAAGAAATCATTGGCGGCCAGACCGAGAAGGACATCCCCAAGTGCCAACATGGCGACATGATCTGGAAGACGGGTCAGACTAAGGCTGGTAAGCCGTGGGGTCACTTCAAGTGTCCTTATGCTGTAACTGGTGAACTCACTCGTTGCCCATCACCTAACGATGTTATTTGGTACGAGATCAATAAAGAAGGCGCATGGCAACGACAGAAGGCGAGAGTCTAATGAAACGATGGACTTGTACTGAATGTAATGGATCAAGCCTTAAAGTTTCTATTGATGAAATTCGTCTTTATCTTAAATGTGAAGATTGCAACGATACAGAATGGGTTCGATTAACAAATCAGACGAAGAGGGTGAAACGTGGGTAAATTACAATTCATGAACCAAGATGGTGAGTGGGAGTCATTCCCAACAGATGATGAGATCCAACGATCCAAAGAAGTCCAAGCCATCTTAGAGGAATTCACATTCACGACTAGATGCTGCATATGTAATGAGTCAATACCTTACAAGGACATTCGAGTAAACCTCATCAACAAGAGCTGGTCATGCTCTAAATGCCACGCGGTCAATGGCCTCACAAAGCCGTAAGTATCGAGGATTCTCGACTGAGCGAGTGGTCGCTAGGTTCCTATCGGAATGGTGGCCACATGCAGATATCGGTCGAGGGGCTGGAAAAGATATAACACATGTCCCGTTCGACATGGAAGTTAAAGCTAGATCGGCGTTCCAGCCAAAGGCGTGGATCGATCAGGTAACTAAAAGAGCTGCTAAAACTGGTGGGCTACCTCTAGTAGTTGCTCGCTTGAATGGTCAAGGGGAGAAGAGTCCACAGGACTACCTTGCATTCATGAGATTGGGCGACCTGGTCGATCTATTGCTTAAAGCAGGTTACGGTGATTTCAGCGATGATCTTGCTAAACTAGAACCTATGAGATGCAAGATGTGTGGCGCATGGGCGTTCACCGAAACATGCAGAACATGTGAGGTTGATCCAGATGCCAACTTATGAGTTCGAGTGCGATAACGAGAACTGTGAGTCCAATGCTCGAATAGAACAATGGATGAGCATTAATGAGCCACATGATCTGGAGTGTCCATTCTGCCATTCATCGATGCACAAGGTTTACAGCTCTGTAGGGGTCTCATTCAAGGGATCAGGGTTCTACAGTACGGACAATCGATAATGCGACACGCCGCTCTGAACAGGACTTTTACAGATGTGCTTGACTCGTCTGGTACTCTCAGGGCTAGAGGCCATCAAGGCCTCACACCGAGCCGCTCGCGGATTGCTCGGGGGGTAGCCATCGTTATTGGGATATCTCTATCTATGGCTATGCCGCTAGATGTTCAGGCCTCAATAGATCCCATTAGATACGTTAAAGAATTAGCAAAAGAACAACTAACTGATAAACAAGAACAATGCCATCATGAGATTGTATATAGAGAATCAAGATGGGATCATCGAGCTGTAGGTAACCTGAATGGTACTAAGCGTGTATATGGTTTATATCAGATGAAGACAGAGAGTCTTAAGAACGCTTCTACTATTAAGCAATTCTGGATGTACTTCCACTATGTAGGTTCAAGGTATGGATGGACAGAGTATGATGAACCTAATTACTGCAAGGCATTACATCATCTAAAGACTAAGGGTTGGCAATAATGGTATGTATGGAATGTGAAGGCCATATGCCTAACATTCATCTACAACCAGATGGATGGACTGCTCTCTGTGTTAAGTGTTGTGCATGTGGTGGTGAGGATCAGTATGAGTAAGCGATCAGCACTAAGGTCTAATGGTTCAACTACTAAGTGGCGTAAGCTGCGAGAGATAGTAATCAGAAGAGATGGCGTGTGCCAGATGTGCGGGATGGATGGTAATCATGTCGATCACATAGTGCCACGCAAGTTAGGTGGAGATGATTCACTAAGTAATCTTCAATTACTGTGCCAGCAATGCAATCTCAAGAAGGGGGGCAGGTTTTTTGATGAGCCTAGAACAC